GGTAGAGTAACAATTACAGATGCACCTGGAAATCGTTCTATAGAATATTTAGAAAGAAGAGTATCTGATTTAAAAGGAACGATAACTAAACCATATCGTGAAGCTTATGTTAAAATAAAATGTAAGGTTTATATACCTAAACAAATTAAAATAACTAAAAATGGCTGATAATTCTAATAATAAAGCTACAGTAGTAGAATCATATATAGCACCAGATCCAAATGCTATAAATCCTACTCCCCAGCAAGTAAATAGCCAAACACAACAAGAATCAGATAAAAGTTCAGAACAACAAACTGTAACAAATACTTCTCAAGTTAATCCTGAAGTAACTTTAAAAAATACACCTACAGATTTACAACCTCAAGGCTCAGAAAAATTAGCTATAGTATTAAATAAAAAACGTAGTGAACTAAAAAGAATTTTAATTCCTATGCTTGTAGCTTTAGCTACCCAAATTGGAATTAAATCTATAGGAACCCTTAAACCTAAAATTCCTAAAACATGTTTAACTAAACCTGAACTTGACAGTATAATCTTAAAAAGAAATAGTATAGTAGAAAAATTAAACCGAATAGTTAAAATTATTGATACTTTTACAAAAATTTTAGCAGGTATAAGTTTAATAGCTGGAGTAGTAACTACTTTAGTAGCTACTCTTAAAAATTCTAGATTAGCTATTTCAATAGCAAGTAAATTCATCCCTGCACCTCCAGGAGTCCCAGGATCTGTTGCTACTGGATTAAACGATTTAAAAGATGCTCAAGAAGAAGCAACTAATAGATTGGTTAAATTAACAGCTACTTTAGCATCAGTTACTTTAGCTTTAGCTACTATTAATGTTGTTTTATTAAAAATAATATCTATGTTAAATTCAATAGATAAATATTTACAACAATGTGCCCCAGATGCTTTATTAGTTCCATTATCTCCTACATTATTAGATTTAGAAAAAGTAAATAATGAAATTAATAATAATATTAATAATACTCAAACTTATAAGGGATTTACATTAGAAATAGTAGAAGAACCATACTCTTTTACAGTTAATAGAAGAAAAGCAGTTGCTAAAAATAAAGAAGGCATAATTTTATTATCAACTCCTTTAACATTCTCCACAGATACTCAAACCTTAATTAATGAAATTAAACTAATTATTGATTCAAATGATTTAAAAGCTTATTAATTAAATATTTATAATAGATGAAAACTGACATATTAAAAAAACTTATTAAAGACGCAGTTAGAGAGGCAATTCAAGATGAATTAAAAGATATTTTACTTGAAGCAGTTCGCTCTAATAAACAACCTATCAGAGAATCTTACCAAGTAAGTGATGATAGAACTTTAAATTTTACATCAAATCAAGTACCTAAAAATCCTATAGATACTAAAAGAGCATATATGGACATTTTAGGTGAAATGTCTCAAGGTCCTAAATCAGAATTTGCAGGTGAATTTAAAGTAAATAGTGCTGTAAATACTATAGCTGAAGGTAGTGCTTTACCTAGTGGTCAATTAGGTTTAGATCAAATAATGGGGTTAATTGGAGGTAAATAATGGCATTTGGAGCTAAAAAAATATTTCCTATAGATACTAAACCTGGAACAGCGGTTGGAATATCTATTCCTTTTAATGCTCCTGGTGTATTTTTTTCAACATATACAACTAAAGATGCTATCAGAAATAATTTAATTAACTTTTTATTAACTAATCAAAAAGAAAGATATTTAAATAATGGATTCGGAGCTAATATAAGAGCTTACTTATTCGAACAAATAACATCTAATAATACTGAAAATTTAAAAGATAATATTCAAAATTTAATTAGTATATATTTTCCTATCATAAGATTAGATACTTTAGATATATTAGAAAATCCTGATTATAATGAATTAACTGTTAAATTTACTTATACTATATTAAATACTGATTTAACTGATCAAGCACAAATAACATTTATACAATAATGGCTGTAAATAAAAATATAAAATACATAAATAAAGATTTTAGTGAATATAGAGCAAGTTTAATAGACTATGCTAGAACCTATTTTCCAACTACATACAATGACTTTAGCCCAGCATCACCAGGAATGATGTTTATTGAAATGGCTGCTTATGTAGGTGATGTTTTATCATTTTATTTAGATAATCAAGTTCAAGAAAATTATTTACAATTTGCTCGTCAATCAAATAATTTATTTGAATTAGCATATATGTTTGGTTATAAACCAAATGTAACTGGTGTAGCAATTACTAATGTAAACTTTTATCAAAAAGTACCTGCTAAACTATCTGGTGGTTCTTATGTTCCTGATTTTGATTATGCTTTATATATTGGACCTAACTCAACTGTTGCTAATAATGGATCTAATTCTTTTTTAGTTAGTGATCCGGTAGATTTTACAGTTTCAAGCTCAGGCGATCCAACAGAAATTACAGTATATGAAGTATTAAATCCTGGAAATACACCTAATTCATTTTTATTAAAAAAGACAAGAAAAGCAATATCTGCAACTATAAATTCAATATCCTTTCCATTTAATTCTCCTGAAAAATTTGCAACAGTAGAAATAAATTCTAATAGTTTAATAGGAATATTAGATTGTTTTGATTCTCAAGGAAATCAATGGTATGAAGTAGATTATTTAGGTCAAGAAATGATTTATGATAGTATTAAAAATACTAATACTAATGATCCTAATTTATCCCAACAATCAGGAGATACTCCTTATTTATTAAAACTTAAAAAAGTACAACGTAGATTTACTACTCGTTTAAAAAATTCTACTACTATGCAAATTCAATTTGGTGCAGGTACAGTAGCAGACTCAGATGAAGTTATAATACCTAATCCAGATAATGTAGGTATTGGTTTACCATTTGAACAAGATAAATTAACAACAGCTTATTCTCCTTCAAATTTCTTATATACAAAAACATATGGAATTGCTCCTTCAAATACTACTTTAACATTTAGATATTTAACTGGAGGTGGAGCCACAGCTAATATTAGTGCTAATTCTTTAAATGGAATATCTGGAAATGTTAATTTTTTAAATCCTAATATAGCTAATACAGCTTTAGCAAATTCAATTTATACTTCATTAACCGTTACAAACCCAGAAGCAGCAAGTGGAGGAGGTGATGGAGATTCAATTGAAGAAATAAGACAAAATTCCTCAGCTAATTTTGCATCACAACAACGAAATGTTACCCAAGATGATTATTTAGTTAGAGCATTAAGTATGCCTGCTAGATATGGAGAAATATCTAAAGGATATATTGAACCAACAAAGTTACAAAGTATATTACCTGGAGAATCTCTTGGAATATTAGATTTATATATTTTAACATACGACATTAATAAGAAATTAAACTATGCTTCGTTTGCTTTAAAACAAAATTTAATAACTTATCTTTCCCAATACAGAATGATAAATGATGCTATTAATATTAAAGATGCTTTTATTATTAATATTGGAGTAAATTTTGATATTATAGTATTACCTAATTATAATAATAATCAAGTATTAACTAATTGTATTTCTGTTTTACAATCTTATTTTAGAATAAGTAATTGGCAAATCAATCAACCTATAATATTAAGAGATATTTATGTTTTATTAGATAGAGTAGAAGGAGTTCAAACAGTTAAAAATATAGATATTTACAATTTAGTAGGATCAAATCTAGGATACTCAGATTTTGCTTATGATATATCTGGAGCTACAAGAAATAATGTTGTTTATCCATCTATAGATCCTATGATATTTGAAGTAAAATATCCAAATGCTGATATTCAAGGTAGAGTAGTACCATTATAAAAATAAACCATGGCTGTATATAAAATATTTCCAACTCAAGACACAACAATATATTCATTTTATCCTGATAAAAATACAGGGTTAGATGAAATATTAGATATATCTACTAGTTTAAATTTAGACTTAGATCCTAGTCCTCAAGCTAATAGAGTATTAATTCAATTTTCTAGTAACGAAATAAATGATATTATTAATAATAAAATATCTGGATTACAATGGCAATCTAATTTAAGATGTTTTATAGCTGATGTTAGTGGTTTAATTCAAGATACTACTATAGAAGTATATCCTATTTCTCAATCATGGGTTATGGGGACTGGAAGATTTGCTTATATACCTGAAGTAACTAACGGAGCTAGTTGGAATTTTAAAGATTATAAAGATGGAACATTATGGACTGATGGTAATTTTAATCCTGGAACAACAGGTTCTTATACATCATCAGTAACAGTAGGCGGTGGTACTTGGTATATAACTCCAACTGGATCTCAAACATTTGGATTTTATGATGATAAAGATCTTAATATAAATGTTACTAATATAGTGAATGATTGGTATAGTGGATCTTATAATAATGATGGGTTTATTATTAAACAAAAAGATGAATTTGTAAATAATATTAATAATCAACCTAAAATAACTTATTATTCTATTGATACTCATACAATTTATCCTCCATGTTTAGAATTTAAATGGGATGAT